GTTTAATGATTACAAATCAATTGCTCTACCAGCTGAGCTACAAGGGCAGGTTATTTACTAACAATTACAAGGCTTATATATCCATTGCGATATGTAGGCCACTTTTTTTTTGGCCGTTATACAAGGAAAAAAGGGATGAATTTGTAAAAGTTATATCGAATCAATACTTCTTGTTGCTATATTATTTTCATATTTGGTTAATTGGATGGTTTATTGACTATAATAAAGGGTTATTGACTATTGTAATTGACTTATCATTAGCATATAACTTTGTTATTAGTTAATATAAATTAAGTTAATAGGAGTAAAAATGAAACATATGATCCTTGAAGCTAAAAATATATATGAAAGTAAATTAGAGGTTAAAAACTTTAATCCTTTAGTAGATAAAGGAAACGTATTTACTTGGCTTCACACAATAAGAGTATTGGAGAACAAATATAGTTGCGAATTAGATCCACTACTTGTCTACCAAGAGGCTTATCCTAAAGCCTTTATCAATAAAACAATCACAACATTTACACCATTGGAGAGAGAACATGAACAAAGAGAACGTAGAGAAGATAGATTATAGTAACATTGAGCCTATTTTTGTTGGGGGCAAAAAGAAGTTTAGATTTGCTTATCATGGTAAAGATAACAAACCAAAATACCTAACAAACATAAGTAAGATAAAATTAAAAGATCAAGTGGTAAAACACATTGAAGAAAATGGTTTTATCAAAACTAGCACCACATCTTGTTTTTTATATGATGCTTATAATCTTTGGTATAAAAGGCAATTATATAAAGAGAAAAATTATGGAAAACCTTCTAAAAGTTGCATAAAAGATTATGATAGCTTTTATAGATGTCATATACTTCCACACTTTCAAGGACAAGATTTAAGACTCATTGATAAAAAAAGTATTGTTGATTTTGTAAATGCTTTAGAGGATAAGGTTGATGAAGGCCAAATTAACTCTAAAACATTGAGTAAGATTTATAATGTTTTTAAAGTGGTTTTAGACTACTCCGTAAATAAAAATAAACTTCATAAAAATCCATGCAACTCTCAAGATTTTTTAGCAGATATAGAAATTGTTGAAAAAGAATTTGAGCCAATAGATTTTGAATATTGGACAATTAATAGAATTGTTAAATTAATTGAAAATGTTTATAATCCTAAAGTTAAATTATTATTTTTTATAATGTTGGAAACAGCTTGTAGGCCTAGTGAAGCTAGAGGACTTATAATAAATAACCTACATTTAACGTCAAATAGAGGTGCATATATATCAATAAAAAGTGCAGTTAAAAGGGATGGATCTCTTGGATTACCTAAAACAAAAGGTGGTACTAGAGATTTGGTTATTTCATCTAGTTTAAAAGATAGATTGAATGAATATGTAAGTAAATTACCTAAAGATCAAAATAGTTTATTTAAAGGTAGTACCAACGAATATATCACTTTAAAGGTGCTTTTAAGCAATCTAGACAAGGCTTTAGCAAAAATGGGTGAGAAGTTACCTGTTAATAGAAAATGTTACTTTTTTAGACACTACACTGCAACCCTATGGGCTAAAGAGAAAAAGTATGTTGATCCAATGGATTTAGCAACAGCACTTGGGGATAAGGATATTAACTTTGTTAATAGAACTTATATTAAACCTTATGCAACAAAAACTTTAGAGTTGGAAAAAAGTGATTGGCAAAACAACCAATTTAATTATTAAAACTTATCCCAATATTTCTTGTGGTTCTCTGAATTAAAGGGAACTACTTCCCATATATCTTTTTTTTTAAAACTTCTTGAAGCAAATTCTTTAGCTTCTATCTCCGTTTGAAATACTTGATTTGTATATAGAATAAAATCTTCTTTGGGCTTGAATATTAAAAAAAACATAAAAAGAGAGAGAGATAAACTACTTATTAGGAACTAAAGATAATCTCTCCCTCTCCATTTACAACCTATGTAAGCTGATTTAAATCTTGATGACTAGCAAGACTATCATTTGGTTGCTTACATTCACCAAATAATTTTGATAATTTTTTTAATTTATGCTTGGCATTGCTTTGCAAAACTTCAAAACTAATATTTAATTGTTCTTTATCTTTTAGATAAACACTTAATTCATATATATTTAAAAATTCACTAACAGGTATGTTTAAATATTTACTAGCTAGGTGCATTTTTATTAAAGGAAATGTATTAGTTCCATGCTCATACTTTTGTATTTGCTGAAACGTACAATCTAAAACTAAACTTAATTCTTGTTGAGTACAAGCCCTTGATCTAAAGTTATTAGTACCTTCAATTAAAATTTTTCTACCAAGTCTTGCTTGTCTTAATCTTGCACCAATAGAAATGTTAATTGTCTTTTGTTGATCACTCAAAAATGTTGATTTATATTTTAATCGACTCATTTTTCTCTCCTTTGTTTAATATTATTTTGGCTTTTTGTAATTTGATATCTATGACCTCTAGTTTAGCAACTTCACTAGGCCTATCTGCTTTAGCAGCAACCTCTGCATTTTCAAATTCTTCTTCAAATTTGGCACTAATTTCGTAAAAAGATTCTTTAATGACTCTACTCATGAATTGATTTCCATTGTTGGATATTCTTTATTGAAATGTAAGGTAGGAATTAGATTAACTTGTTTTCTTGTTAGCCTAATCTTTCTATGAGCAGAATTACCACTTTTAGAAATTAATCCTAATTTAAATAACTCACTACATATTGCACCAGCTCTAGCCCTAGAGAAATTGTGTGCAAGAGCAATCTCTTTGTAAGTTGGGCTATAAGTTTTTTCTTTATTAAATGTATTTATATATTGCAAAACTTTCCATTTGATTTCGCTTAAATATAAATATTTTTTTTCTTTTTCCATTATTTATCCTTAAATAAGTTGGTTATATTTTTTTCATCTTCACCCAAATTTCTAATATCGTTTCCATCTTCTTTTAAAGCTTTTAGGTAATTCAATAATTTTTTTAAATACCATAAGCATTTTTCAAGATCCATAATGATACTATCTATTGATGTTCCATGTTTTTGACCAAAACGGAAAAGGTGCTTTAGACCAGCACCCTTTAAATATCCGATATTTTCTTCATGAGTTTGTTGACTCATAATTGCGTCACAAGTTTGGATCGCTTTTTTGTAATGTTGGGGATTTACACTTTCCATTAAAAAGGTGCTACCTCATTATTTTCTTGTGGCTTAACATAAGGCTCTGATATTTTACCACTCATATCAGGTTGGCTTTCTTTAGTTTTGTTGGTGTTTAACCAAATCGCAACGTCTTTTTGCTTTCCATCTACGGTCAGTTTGCCGTTATAATGGGGGTAAGCTTTCCCTGCAACATCCGTATCTTTTTTAGTACGTTTCCATAATGCTAAACTATTGTCAAAATTACTATCTGCCATTTATCTTCCTTTGGGTTGTTTGGTTTGTATTTGTGTTTTTAATTTATTGTACTCTTGCTCAACTCTTAACTCCTCTATGGGATCAAGGGCTATTTGGCCAAGTTCATCCAAAAATTCACTAGATAGTGATTGAATCCCTTGTTCAAATTTATTTACACTAGCCGAATGTTTTGCTTGTTCTTGTAATTTTAGAATCCATTCATTCGCTATTATTTTTACATCTTTAGTAATTTTAGGAATTACTTTTTTTACCTCTTTAATTGGCTCTTTTTTTATTTGATTTGTTGGTGATTTAGATTCTATAAAATCTTGAATTTCTTCTGCTGTTGCAATTTCATTTCCCATAAATCCAAGAATACTTAAGGCTCTCCCAATACTTACGGTTTGACTCATTTCAAAAGCTTTTTCTTTATTTTGGGTTTGTTTAGATTCTCCAACACTTAATTCTTTACCATCTAACAATATCCCTGCTCTAAATTTATGAGAGCCATTAGCTAATTCAAAACTATAAGTAATGATTTGTAACCTTGCACCAAAATATTCTCTAACAAATTTTATTCTATATGGTACGGTTAGGTATTCACCTTTAGCACCAAGCTTTACATAATCCTCTTGCTTAATATTTTCTTTAAAAGTTTGTATTGCATTTTCTAAAGTCCTCTCCTTGTTCATTATCTTCCTCTTTGTAAGTTGATGTTGGTTAGTGATAAATGTGCTACTTCTCTTTTTAATTTTGACATTTTTTTATCTTTGTCTTGTATCTCTTGTCTTAATTTTCCATTTTTTTCTTGATGCTCTTTATTAATTAACTCTAAATCTTTAACTCTATCGTCTAACTCTTTTACTCTTGCTCTTAATGGTTTGATTATTCCAGTATCAGACATAGTAACTCCTAAATCGTTGTATTATTTCTTTTGGGAAGCCCTTCCACCAAAAACCATTTTTTCTAATTTCACTAAAGTCAGGCTTACAAAGTAAAGCCAGTGTGTTTATATCTCCATTGGCTAACTCTAGTTTTTTCTCCCAACACCTTTGATATAAAACTAACTCATTGTAATATCTTTCAAGGTTATCCTTTTGTAATTCTTCACAATTGTCAGGAGTAAAAAGTTGTCTATCGCAATCACTTGCATAGGTTAAATAGGGTATGTGGTTAGGTAATACTTTTGAATACAAGGCCATTTGCAAACAATCGGAATGGAATGGCTTGGTCGGACATTTCTTTTTTGTATAATTTAAACCTTTTTTTGTGGTGGTTACAGTTCCAAAAACATTTTTAATATCTCCAAAATGAGTTTGACCTATTAAATCTACATAGCATAAAAAATAAGTTTGGATTCTTCCATGCTCATCCCAATGTGTATATTCTTTTTCATCTTCCCATTCTTGCTTTGGTAATTCGTTAATATTATCTAAATGATTTTGTGCAATTAAATTTCTATTCTTAACTATGTTCTCAAATTTAAAACCATCTTTCTCATCATTTGGGGTGTAGTTTTCTATTCTTTCAACTATTGCATCTATCATGATATATCCTCAAGTTTTATTTTTTTAACTAAATGTGCTTGAACAATTTCATGAATCAAAGTTCCACCTTCAAAGGAAGATGATTTAGGCATATTCATTTTTTCTTTAGTAGTCATAACTATGTAGTTACGAAAACGAATATCTTCTGGAATTGTGTTTTGTGATTTTGAAGTGTGTTTTAAATTAAATTTTTTATAACAATCGCCTATTATTTTGATTCTCTTGCTCATACAAGATTTGTAAGCTAGTTAATATAAAAAGTCAACCTAGTTAATATTGGTTGATAACTATTAGTAATCCCAAAAATCAGGGTATAATTCACCCTCTATTCTTGATGACCATAATAGAGAAATGTCATTTGCTAAATTTTTTTCGTTAGCTATACCAGTTGACCATGATCTATCTTCAATATCATAGTTACCATTTGAATTAGGTACTAAATAACCTATGTAAATAACTTTAGTTTTTTTGTCTTGGCAAATACCAAAACGACCATCAGCACCTGTGTAAATATAATTTTTTGGTCTAAAAATTCTAATTAAACCATTTGAACTAGGAGTCCTTGTTATGATTCCTTGACAACCATTGTATCTAATTGGAACGGCACATTTTTTTATTTCTTTTTTTTCAAATGTTCTAATTTGACCATTTTTAAAAACTCCACCAACAACATCAATATAAGCTGCATTCCCTAAAAAGAAACTAGGTGCAACTTCACTATCGCCATTTTTAATTTTAGGATCAATTTTATCTTTAATAAATTCTGATAAATCTCCTGCTAATTGTGATGCACCAAAATAACCTTTTGCATCAATAGGTCTATTTATTAATCTTGAAATTTTTACTTCCATATTAGCCCATTCTTTTTTAGGATATTTGGCTTGAATAAATTCTTGAGTAGTGAATTTGTATCTTGCTTTTAGAGTATCTAAACCTTCTTTTCTAAAACCATTATTATATTTTACATCACTCATATGTAGATTGTAATCTATATTAAATTTATTAGTAGTGTTTTTATTGTTCATACATTGACGTATAGTTGACTTGATAATGGTTGTCAACTTAATTACCATTAGTTTATAATCTCCCTATGATTCATATTATTTAATATGCAATCTCAACAAAAAAAAGAGAGAAAAAATGAGTAAAATTAAGGTTTTTGTAGTTAATCTAAAGGAAATATTTTTTCCATTAATTTTAGATAGATATAACACATCACTAAATACACCAAAAATTTCCGTAAATTACAACAAAATTCCCTTTTTGGTTTCATTTATTTTTACCTTATTTGGTACAAAAAACGAATCAACACACTGCATATTGTCATGAGTATATTTTTTTTAATATTAGGTGTTGCAAGTGCTGATGTAAATCCAGCTATGCAATTAATTAAAATTCCAATTTCTCAAGGTGTTAAAAAAATAACTTGCCAACAAGCTTATGAGAAAAACACAAAGTTTATAGAAAATCCTAATTACAAAGAAGGTAATGGTGAAGTGTGGGGCTACTATGTTTATGAGGGTAAGCCAATTTTTTTACATTATTGCAAAGATAAAAATGGGAATTGGATTAAATGATAGAAGTTAAGTTAGACTTATATGAGTTGATGATCACTTCCCAAAATGGTCTTATGAGAGTCTTTGAGTCAATGCGATTAGGACATAGTTGGGGGCATGGATTTAAAGGAAGTGTTAACGAAAAAATTGCTAAATCAATAAGTGGATCTCAAGCAGAGTTAGCCGTTGCAAAATATCTTGGAATTGAACACACTTATCATGTTAATCATGGCAACAACCCTGATCTAATATTTCATGACACTCATTTACAAGTTCGTTCACAATTACCAAAAAAAGAAAATAGTTTAATCATTAGACCACTAGGAAGTAAGCTTGGCGAAATTTATATTCTAGCAATAGACAAATCTCCAATTTTTGAAATTCATGGTTTTGTTAATTCAACTTATGTTTTGGGTAGCGATAAATATTTAACTGATTTTAATAATCCTAATAGGCCTAAATGTCATGCCATCCCTAGTGTTTTGTTAACACCAATAGACTTATTAAAAAATGGGGCTTGGAATTAATGTCAAACAAAATAAATATTTTTGGAGATATTAGAGTTTGTTGGAATTGTAGTGATCCTGCTGATGTAGTAGAGGCAAATAAAGATTATTGTGTTGAATGTTGGACACAATTAAAAAATGGAAAATCAATTGAAGATTTAGGTAAAGAAGTTTTAGACAATGATAGCTTAATTTTAAATGTAGTTAAGCCATGATTCCATTTCCTAAAAAAAAATATAAGATAATCTATGCCGATCCCCCCTGGTATTTTAAAAGCTATTCAAAAAAAGGAGAAGGAAGAAATGCTACAAAACATTATCCATGTATGGAATTTGACGATTTATGCAATCTTGATATCAATGCTAT